ATCCAACAAATCCATCGGGATCTACTACACTATCCATCATTTGGTTGAGAGCAGATAAGCAGCGTCCTTCATTGTCGAGCATGAAGGTGATTCCAACGCCCGTATAACCTCTTGAAACTGCTCTCTCAATAGGTCTGTAAGGTCCGCTGCTAAAGGAATCTGTTAAAATATTTGAGCCGGGCAAGGCGGTAGCTGAAGCTTGAAATCTCAGATCTGGAAAAACGGAAAAAAGAACTTCAAAGAGAGCAGCCTTAGCAAAATCTCTTTTAAATCTTCCTTTAAATTGTTCTATACTAAATCCCATTTTACATCCTGTCCAAAGATTCTTTCTGAGCTAATCCAGTAATACCCGGATTAGGTGAAGCATTTCCAACAGCAAACATTTCAACAGGCAAAAATAAGGCAATATCCCATTCGTAAGATTTGACTTCGAACAGTGGAGACTGAAGATGATTGAACAAATACTTTTTTACACACGGTTTAAACATACTAAATTTCGAGGCAACCTTCAGAATCTGATAGCTTATTCTTAACCTTGTTTTATCATCATACGTATTATCACTAGCCAAGGTATAAAGTGCATCCATCAAAGTTGCTCTCGGTTGGAGAGGTAAATAGTGTAGGTTGATGCCCATTATTCCATTATTTATAGTGTCTATAGGAAAAATCATCGGCAATCTATCATGGTAAGGAAGTTCTTTAGCCATCTTCGGAAAATACTGAAAAAAATACATCTTTCCGATGGTTGGAAGTTTTGCAATTCTATCTTTATTTTTAAAAATTGTATCTTTGGAGCTTTCTAACGCCATAGCTCCGAAGCCACGGTAATATTGCCTAGCCTTCTTTGTTTTTGCTGGAACAATCTCTTGCTCTAATCCTTCTTGAAGGATGGAGTGAAAAACGTCTTTAGGACGTTTGCCTACGACCTTTTCTACAGTTTCCTTGAAGGAATTTAGTGTTATAGCCATTTAAAGTCCTAGCTCATTTTCAGTTAAGATTTGAAACTGCCATTTTCTATCTTTACAGAAGCTTTCAGCAGCCTTCCATTTAGATTCGTTTATGGCATACGTCTTAACTTTATTTACATATTGTTTAGTGACTTTTTTGGCTTTTTGCGGTTTTTCTGTCTGATATTTTGGTTTTATTTCTATCACCAAAATATCAATGCCACCTTGTTTGTTTTTCTTTTTTACGTAAAAGTCGGGAAAATATCTTCTTATTTTGCCATCAACAGGACTTTTATACGGTATGAAAAATTCTTCAGATGACCATTCGATAACATTTGGGTTGTTGTCTAGATAACCCATGAACATGCGTTCCCAACTACTCCTATAAATAATCTTAGTTGGATCACCTTTATATTTTTGATAATTTTTTGGTTTGAAAGAACCTTTTTTAGCTGTCATACCAATATTTAGAAAGAAAATAAATGGCGTTTGAAAACGAACTCAATTCTTCTAGTCTTTCAAGTACAGGATCAGGGTCTGTTCTTAATACAACGTCTTCCGGAGGCATCAGATCTCTGGGTCGAAATGTTCTTGATTCTATCGACAATAAAGAGGAAAGAAACGATAAAAGAAGAAAACCAGAAATTATTGATGGTAGAAATCTCGTCAACAGAGCGGAATCTATAGGAATTAAGGGCGATTGTATTATGTCTATACAACGTCTTTACGAAGCAGATTCGGATGAACAAAATTTCACAACAGATGAGTATCTGAAAAGGTTACAAGAAAGACAATCCGACAGTACATTTTCAACAAATAGATCATCCAGTCCTCCTTCATTCCCACAAGGAGAAGTTCAAGAGCTTTCGACAGGTGCAAGAAGACTAGACAGTCCATTGCTTAGAGGAACAGGATTTGGTTCTGGCGCAGGTGGAAGAGCTAAAAGTGGAACAATTGCTGCATCTGCTGGCACCATAGCATTACCGACCCCGGACAATCTTCAAGAGAATATGAACATAAGATATGAGAGTAAGAATCAGGGTATGGGCAACTCAGTAATGAATGCTATTTTAAATTCTGTTGGTGTAGCATTAGGAATAATGAAACCGGGAGAAGGGCAGCAAGGTCCAATTGACACTATAACTTCGACGTTCAAAGAGGCGAAGAATTTTTATTCCGACCCTACGAAAATCTCGAATCTTCTTAGTGCCGTGACTAATGCTCAAGGTATTACATCATTTAATATGGCATTTAATAACAGTATGGTTCAGCAATTCTCTGGTGTAACACCGAGAACTTTTAATTTTAGATGGAAGCTTTATGCTGATTCCGAGTCAGGCACTAGGGCTATTTTTAAAATTATTCAGATGTTAAAAGAAGCCAGTCATCCAGAATTGATTGATCCCTATTTCAATATTGTTAGATATCCTTCAGTCTTTCCAAGATTTGATATTAGGTCTCCGAATGGCCTTATCATCTTTCCTGTTTTTGAGAGTGTGATAACAGACGTGACTGTCGATTATTCTGCTTCTGGTTCTCCATTCTTCTTTAAATCTGGCGCTCCTACATCGATTGCACTTTCATTAACAGTAATGGAAATTACGAGCAGAACTCGTAACGACTACCAAAGAGTAAGAAGTGGATTTGCTTAATGGCAAAAGGTCTCTTTAAGAATCTACCTATAATTCAGTATGATGGAAAACTGGCAAGAAACCTAATGGTATCTTCGAAGATTGTAGAAGATGCCTTCAATAATCCAAATGCCTTTTTCAAATACACTGTTGAGGATAACGAAACCCCAGAGGAAGTTGCCTTTAATTTTTATGATAGTGTTTTTTATTCTTGGCTCGTTCTGTACTCTAACGAAATTGTTGATGTTCACAATGAGTGGCCGAAATCTTACAAGCAACTGACAGATTTTTATATTCAGAAATATGGCTCCGTACCTGCTGCTAAAGAAACAATATTACATTATAAAAATTCAAAGTATGGGTTTACTATTAATGAGGATACTTATAGTAGATATGCTAACTCAGATTTTGTAGATGCTACAATTAGTGTGGATCGTACTGGCTGGGAACCAGTAACAGCCTTCGAATATCATGAAGAGCGTAATGATAATCTTAGAAATATTAAAATTATCGATCCTTCATTTTTGCCTCAGATAAAGAAAGAAATGGAGAGGCTGTTTAATGGTTAATTATTTGGAGCCAGCAAAAGGTAAAAATCTTCACAAGATTGAACTTGTAAATCTTTTTGGTGGCGGTGGAAAGCTTGATATTACACAATTTGTTGTAATGTGTAGCATCTATTCATCTCTGGATCATCCCTTTATGTCTATCACCTGCACTGTTTCGGATGAAGATTCTATTCTCCGTAGGGGAGCGGTTAATGGCGACAAGTCTTTGCTGATTAGTATTACTGACGGTGCTGGTCAGACTATTTCGGGAACATTTCACATCAATAGTATGACTACAAAGATGATCAGTGGTAGAAAAGCTTTAGGTGTTGAATTTATTGGAATGACTGCAGAACACTTAAACAATGCATCACAAAAAGTTCAGGAATGGAAATATAGAAATAATCCTGATACAATCACAAATATTGTAAAATACGTTTTTAACAAATACATTAAAGGTACACTACAAGCAAATGTTTCATCGTCCCCTGCTGTAAATATTGATATACCAAGACAAACACCTATGCAAGCGATAGGGTTCTTGCTTGAGAGAGCGTCTGGTGTTGGAAAGAATATGTTTGTTCTTTTTCAAAAGTTTAGTGACGGAAAACCGAAGTTCTTTTTAGATGAGATAAGTAAAATGGCTTCGGCTGGCCCGAAAAGAAAATTTGTAATGACCGAAAGTAATATGTCTGAAGACTCACATATTATTGATAAACAGTATGTGAATGGTGATAAAGTTTGTAAAATATTGGTCTTTAGTCAAGATTCTGGTTTCAATGCACATGACGCAGTTCAACAAGGCTACGTTTGTAGGGAATATTCTGATATAGATTACACAAATAAAATATGTACCTTTACAAAAGATAAGTCACAGCCTGTTACTATGGGATCACCTCAGTTTCCACAAGTTATTGAGGCGACTTTGCCTATGGCTTCACCGAGAGAAACAAGAACAATATATGAGCCTAGATGCGGGGATGAGTCATACTTTAAAAGGCCGAATCTGGAAGAAGCATATTTAAATCCTAAAACATCTGCTGCAGGGTTTTTAAACAAAAGAATTACAATGAGTTCTTATGGATGTACTGATATAAATCCCGGAGACGTTATCGAAATCGATTATCCTATTAATGATAAGGATGATAGACCTTTAGATCCTGAAGTTACGGGTGATTATTTAGTTTTGGCTGCTAGGCATAGTATAACTACAAACGGAGAAGTATATTCACAATTTGAATTAGGATTGGATGGACAAAGAGCATGACAGATACTAATTTAAATGGCTATGAAAGTGATTTCTATGGAAATAAATTTACATGGTTTTATGCTTATGTAGACGAAGTTTATGAGGCCGAAGTTAATAGAAAGGCTGACACACTTTTAAGAGTTGCTATTCGTATTGTAGGCTTACATGATGAAGCTGCTCCGATATCGGATCTTCCACTTGCTGTTGTCCTTATGCCAAATACAAATGCAGATGTTTATGATATTGGCGATACGATTGGCCTTGAAGTCGGATCTTTTGTTGTAGGATTTTGGATGGACCGACACAGACAACATCCGTGTATCATCGGAACTCTTCCCGGCATTACGCCTGAGTCTGTTATAGGATCGTCAGATGTCGGAAGTGCTGTATCGTTCAATCAAAGCACAACAGGTCCGGGTGACTCTACTGACGTTGAGGAGTTTGAGGCTGAAGCACTTATAGGAGGACAGCAGGTATGATTGCTCCTTCGTTTAATTTTGATCTTGGTGTTAAGAACTACAAGAAAAACAGGATTATTGTCGATAAGATTCATCTTAAAAATGAAATCTTATATAATATTGAAAAGACAAAAAAGACATCTGTTAATTTTAGTGCGTTTTCATACTTGAATGATTCGAACCTAAATTTTTTAGATGCAATTAGAGATCTTAAGGCGTCTTCTTTAGATAATAGCTTTAATTTTTTCATCAACAAAAATGGAAATCTTTTCACAGACGTTGAAATGAGTTCTGATTCTTACTTTCATCCTGAAGGATCTGAAAAATTAAATGTATTTGTTTGCCTTTATGGTAGTAAGAAAAATTTAAATAACGAAAAGAAAGCGTCATCAATTTATAGGTTTAATCAATTGAAAACCTTTTCTGGTATGATTAAGACTTTTTATAAAAATGCTTATGATGTCAATTTTGAACCTTTAGAAATTGACAATAGTTATGAGAAAATAACCAATTTAGGATTTGATATTGTGAAATATTCAAACGAAAGACTGAACAATGACTAAGTTAGGACCACAGCCAGCACCAAAGGGACCGGGTAAAGATGGACCCAAAGAAATAAACCATGACGGCGATCACGTTGCTCTGGACCCTATACCTCCACGTATTTCCGATCAACCTGAAACCGAGTATCTTTACAATAAAGTTACGAAATATCTTAATGGAAGTAAGATAGAATTCAATACTACAGAAGGTCATGAGTACATTAACATTCAGCATGGTAACGATGTTATTAGAATGACTTTTTTCGAAGATGGTAACATTGAAATTATTCAAGAAGATGGTGATCGGTTAGACGAAGTTTCTAAAGACTTTGAAACTATAGTCGGTGAGACCCATAGCATTGAGGCAAATGCTAGAACTTCTAAGCAGAAATCTTACAAGAATGAAAGTAGTGGTAGGTCATCACTTTCTGCTGGTATAGCTATAGTTTTAGAATCTAAAAAAATTATACTTAGAGGAAATGTCGAGATAACTGGAGACCTGATTGTTCGTGGAAATATAAAAGGTGACGGTAATGTTGATGTTCGTGGAAACGTGACTGCTGATGAAATTCCCGGAAGAGAGAATCCTAATTTTGTCGATTATGGTAATGAATTTGACACACCAGACGATTTTGACACCTCTCCAATTAGACTCGAAAGAGGTAATACATCATGAGAATCAATGTTACAAATAAAAGCTTTGGTATTATACGAGAATTTGATTCGTATGAATTGGATTTGATTAGAAGAAACAACTTCATTAAAACGCCCAAGCATTTGATCATAAAAAAGTATCCAGAAAAAACTGTTGATCCTTTCGAGGATGAAAGAATTAGATTATCGGATAATTTTTATGATAGTGATTTTATAGATAGAAAACTTCAAGAAGTTAATACTATTGAGACACGTTACGATGATGATACGAATAATTTTTTAGAATTTGTTCCTCATATCTTTAGTATAAAATCTATCTATGACAATTTGCAGAGATTGTGTTTGGAAGTTATGGAACCTGTTTTTGAAATATCTGGAAAGAAGCCGTTTATCGAAAAGGGGCTTTTATTTAAGGACACTTTAGCTAACGTTGATGTGGATTCTTTCTTCGGTGATCAATTACAAGGAAACGCAGTAGTTTTTAATTTCAAAAACGATAAAAATGACTTAATCTTCGATAGAGTTTTAAATTATATCAATGAGTTTTCTTTGTTTGACAGATTATATGTTGATAGAACATTTAAAAAGTACCAAAGACCAACAATCATGGTTTCTGTTAATGATAAAAGACGGGGTGTCGTAGACGCCGTAAGGAGGAACTAATGCAGAGTCCTGTTGTTAAAGAAATATATTTTTCAGATTTGGACACACAATTCACTCAAAATCCGATCAATGATGACGTTGTTTCGATCAAAAACTTTGAATCTATCAAAAGATCTGTACGTAATATTATTAATACCAATAAGGGAGAAAGACCCTTCAACCCTGACTTCGGATCGAATGTTAGAGCACTTCTTTTTGAGCCTGACAGTGATCTTTTAAGAATTGCACTTGAAGATGAAATTGAAGCACAACTCTTAAATTTTGAACCAAGAATTGACATTTTAAACATCAGTGTTTCAAACACTTCTGAGCAAATAGACAGCTATGAGCTAAATGTTATTATTGAGTTCACTCCCATAAATAGTCAACAAGCAGTTACGTTAAACGTAGTATTAGAAAGAGCAAGATAATGTCTGACAAGTATCTATCAACATCAGAATTAGACTTTGATTCTCTGAAAGATGATTTTAGAAAATTTTTACTGAGCCAAAATCAATATAAAGATTATAATTTTGATGGTTCAAATATGTCAATCATTCTTGATCTATTGACTTATAATACTCATATAAATGCATATTACTTAAATCAGATTGGCACAGAGTCTTTTCTTGATACTGCCAAGCTAAAGGAATCGGTTGTTTCTCATGCCAAAGAGCTTAATTTTCTGCCGAGATCCAGAAACTCTTCAAGAGCAACAATTAACATTTCGACAACTGGACCAGTAAACGATGGTACAAAAATTATCAATAAGTTTACTACTTTTACAACGACTTTGGGTTCTAATACACTAACATTTTCAACTGATAGAGATGTTACTGCAGTAAACGACGGTACAGGAAACTTTATTGCAAATAATGTAAATATTTTTGAAGGAACTGTTGTCACAGAATTTTTCGACGTAACCTCTTCGAATACAAAGATTGTTATTTCATCTGCTAATGTAGACATTGATAGTTTAGACGTTGTTGTTCAAAATAGCCCTTCTGATCTAGCAAACACCCAATTCAGGAAAGCTGAAAACCTGTTCAACTTAACACCAACTTCGTCAGTATTTTTTGTTCAGGGATATGGTAAAGACAAATATGAGATTGAATTTGGTAACGATATTACTGGAAAAAGACTTACACCCGGAAATATTATTCGTTTAAGATATAGAGAGACGTTAGGTGAAGAAGGAAATAATGCAAGAAATTTCACGTCTACCGATGCAACTATTACTCCAATCACAATTGCAAGGTCTTCTTTAGGCGCTGAAAGAGAGTCCATAGATTCTATTAGATTTAATGCACCGAGAGTTTTTTCGACACAGGATAGAGCTATAACAGCAGAAGACTATAAATCTCTAGTTAAAAACAAGTTTCCAACTATCGAAACATTGAATGTCATAGGCGGTGAAAAGCTATCACCACCTAGATATGGTAAAGTTGTCGTCATTCCAAAGCCATTTAATTCTACAGTTGCTAGTCAGTCCCTCAAAGACTCTATTGTTGACTTTCTTAGAGACAAAACTTCAATCAGTACTGAAGTAATTACAGCAGATCCAAAATTTATTGTTTTGGATATTAGAAGTTCTGTGAGATTTAACTCTACTCAAACTACCAGAAGTGAAGAAGATCTTAGATCTTCTATAATCAATAGTATTGTAAATTTTGGGACCGAAAACTTATCTGAATTCGACAAAGATTTCAGATATAGTAAATTACTTACTACTATTGACTCCACAGATACTAGCATTTTATCTAACAATACAAATGTTAGAATGGTTAAAGAAATATCTCCTTTTGTCGGGTCAACTTCAAACTATGTCCTTAACTATGATAATAGTATAGAGAGGGGTTCTTTTGAATCTTCTTTGTTTAACTTAAACATTAATGGTGTAAATTTTGAAGCATCCGTAAAAGATGTAAATGGAAGTGTTAGATTAATTTCCTCAACGAGAGGATCTGAAGAAGTATTAGATTTTAATTTAGGCAATATAGATTACGATACTGGCGTTGTTACTTTAAACGACTTCTCTATAAGCGGGTATTTTTCAAGAGGAAGAACTGCTTTTGGTGATAGAATACAATTTTATGCCAAGAGCGTTGACCCTGATATTATTGTAGATCAAGATCAGATTATTCTGATTCAGTCTTTAAATATTTCTGTAACTACAAATGGGCAGATAACAGATGACTGATCGTTTCACAAAGAGTGAGAAATCAACAAATCATTTCGTTAAGTCACAGTTTCCTGATTTCTTTCTTGACGAAGGTGAGGGAATTGTAAATTTTATAGATTCCTATTACAGGCACTTCTCTGCTAACACGGGAAACAAAATTCGTGACATTCAATTTCAGGGTGATATTGACACAACATCTAACACAAACTTAATTAAATTCAATAATAAGTATACATTTGGTTCTGGTAGATTTATCAAGGAACTTCCAGCAGTAATAACTGGTGATCTTAGATTTATAATTAAGCACATTAAAGATTTGTATCGTTCCAAAGGGACTGAAAGAGGTATTAAGCTTTTCTTTAGATTAGCATTCAACGATTCACCAGAGATATTTGTACCCGGTAGAAGTCTTTTTCGACCCTCGGACTCAAGATTCAATAGGCCCGACATCATAGAGATTTTTTTAGGTGAAGGTAATAGTTTCGAAACTTTGAAAAATTTTCAAGGTAAAGAAATATTTGGCTCTTTGTCAGGTGCTTCAGCAATAGCAAAAACGGTATTCAAGAAAAAAATTAATGGAAAATCTTTTTTCTATATAGAATTAGACAACGTACAAGGTGTTTTTGTAACAGGCGATAAAGTAGTCTTTAGAGGTGCCAACACAATAGAAAAAACTGTATCACCAAAGGTAATTGGACCCATTAATAATATTATTGTTGAAAGTGGATCCGAAAACATTCCTTTAGGTACAACTTTTGAAGCTTTGCCAAATAAAACAGGAGTAAGCCTCAAAGCATCTGTAACATCTATTGATAAAATATTAGGAAATTTTAAACTTAGAGGAGTTACTGGGTACGGATATTCTACAAAATCAAATGTCATTGTTACAAGAGGACCAGAAGAATCCAACCAAATTGATAGAGGTAAATTTTCAGTTGTAATTAACGGTAGCTATTCGACACATGTTGTCAACGGAGACTTTTTAAAAGTTTTTGATTCTTTGACTATTGGAACCGCAAATGTAAATGGTTTTCAGTTTGATAGTTCAAATTCTTTAAATTTTTATAACGTTTCTCCTATTAATAATATATTGACGAACGATAATAGAACTTATGGAGATATAATAAGAATTGATGTTAATCAAGAGCCTAGAGGATACAACGGTGTTGCCAAACCATTTATAGCAATTAAAGACTTAGTTTTCAGTGCCAACCAAGTTGGAAACTGTTCTTTAAGTAATACATTGCTGGTTTCTACACATGAAAATTTCAGCAATAGCTTGATCAATATAGCAAATACATTTGCTGGTAACGTAACTTTGACGTTTGCAAATAATAAAGTTGTCGGAACAGGAACAAACTTCACACAAGACTTTAGGGAAAATGATGTCCTAAAGGTAATGACAAATCAAGGACTACCAACCTTTCATAATATTGATAGTGTTACAAACAATACCTTTATGACATTAGGACAAGAATCTTCTTATAATTTTACAAATAATGATTATTCGAAAGGTTTTGTGAATTTTATTAAGTTGATCGATGGAGACGGAAATGAAACTGTTAGAGCAGTCAATAATTTTGTAAATAGCACTGCAGTTTATTTGGATGATGTAGTTTTGCGTGGTGAATTGGACTTAGACAATCCTTCTTACACTATAAAAATAGGATACAATACTTCTAATGTTAACTTTAGTCCTATAAACGATCCTCTAAAGTCTAAAGTCAAAAGTGGTGTAGTATTTACAACCGTTGATACTGGAGTTGATGCTGATTTTGATTACAATATTACTACTGTCGAAGGTTCCGTAGAAACGATGAATATAATTAACGCTGGTTTTGGGTACAATCCCGGCGAAACCATCAGAATGAGATCTTCAAATATGGCACCTAAAGTTGATATTGTTGATAATGATGGTAGAGGTATAGGAGCAGAAGCTTTTGTGATTCTAAATGATGGTAAGGTTCAAGATGTTGTTGTAACTAGAGGAGGTTCTGGTTATTCATCGCCATCTGCTTCAGTCGTTGGCGGAACAGGCTCTGGTGCTAAATTGACAGTCACCAATACATCAGGCGTTATTACTAGTATAAACGTTGCTAATAATGGGTCGGATTATTTTGACACTAGAGACATAAATATTAAAATTGAAAAAGGTGGACAGTCTATATTAGAAGGAAGGCACCTGACTATCAATTCAGAACTGAATAGAAAAATTAAAATTCAAGATAGTAACTTTTGGCAAGAGTATTCTTATGAGATCGAATCAACTATTGATAATGAAAAATATGAAAATATTGTTGATGGTTTAATCCACATGTCGGGCAGAAAATTCTTCACAAAAAATGTCATTAAAGATGACGCTGCAAGTTCGATAAAAATTTTAGAGGAGAGCGTCACGGCTAGTGGCGTTTAGAGAAATGGGAACAACTACAAGATCTTTATCACATAATTTAGGAATGATCACTGAACTTTCTACGTATACACAAAATGTTTACCTTTTTGTTTCTAAGACACACGATAATAACAATGAAAACATTAAAGAGATAGCAAATACTGAAAACTATTATACGTCAATTCACAACCCTATTCGTGAAATGGTTTTTGGTAAAAAGATTCTTCCCACTGATGTTTCTCCGGTGGTGGAGAGATATAATTGGGCTTCTAACACTGTCTACCAAGCATTTTACAACAAATCTAATACTCTTTTTACAGTAAACGAGAGTGATATTGAGAAATCTTTTTTTGTTTATACCTCTTCTGGGAATGTTTACAAATGTATTGATAATAATTCTTCTTCAGAATCGACCGTAGAGCCTTCTCATGTAGACCTCACGCCAAGAGAAGAGTCTGATGGATACTTGTGGAAATATATGTATTCTGTTCCGTCCGGATCCAAATTTGTCACAGAGGAATATATTCCTGTTGTTTCGAACACTGAAATTGGAGTTAACACGAAACAGAGTATTGATAGAGTCTTTTTGAAATCAGGTGGTAACAATTACGTAGAATATACTAATGGTAGTGTACAATCTACGATCTCTTCATCACAATTTATTATTGAAAACAAAAATTTATCGTTTTCAAATGGCTTAGTTTTTACTCCGGAAAATAACTTTTTCAACAACACCTCTATTCTTTTGTTTGAACCGGGTGCAAAGGCCAACGGTAGTTTGTTCACTATCAACACTTATGACTCTTCTTCACATGAAATAGTAATTGATGGTACTCATTCTTTCTCCGGCTCAACAAAATATGAAATTACTCCACGAATAAGAATTGTCGGTGATGGAGCTAATGCCACAGCTTTAGCTGTCGTAAATGATACAACAAAATCTATCACTCAAATTGATGTCAAAAGTTCTGGTGATTCGTATTCTTTTGCCAATGTTATTATTGATTCCAACACTGGTGCTGGTGCAACTGCTGAAGCTGTCATCGCTCCTCGTAAAGGTCACGGCCATGATCCCCATGAAGAACTTGGTTCTGACAAGATCATGTATGCCATTACTATTGAAGGGAACGAATCTAACACCATAACAGCAAATCTTCAAAATGGTTTTAGAACTGTTGGTATCCTTTCAAATCCTTCACCAGCAAACGTAGCATTTACCGGAACAGTTTCTACTACTTCTGGACAAAATATTATAACTGGAACTGGTACAGAATTTGAAACCATTTTTACAAACCCTACGTTGGGGCCAGTTGCTGGTGCCACTTTATCAGCGGTAAATACTGCTATTCTGTCAAACACTTCCGCCTCAAACACGGCACAAGCATCTAACATTGTGGAACTTTTTAACGAGTTTAATAAGCAAATTACCAACCAGCAAGCTTTAAATGAAACAATTATTGTTGAAGGACGTGATTTTGATGAATCATATGATATTCTTAATGTCTCATCAAATACTATAATTTATGCTAGAAATCCTTTTGCAGGTACACATATAAATGTTCCATTTAGAAAGGCATATAAAGGAAACACCTTTAACAACATAATTAGACTTACTGTAGACCAGTCGGATTTGTTTAGTAACGGAGAGGTTGTCACCTCTCTCGATAAGCAATATTTTGGGACTGTTGTAACACAATCTGCTAATACTTTAGCCATTGTTGGAACTAAATTTCCTTCAAATATAACCATTCAAGGAAACGTCTCTGAGAACTCAGCAAATGTTCTCGTTTCTGATGTTTCTAATACTTACGTGGACGGTTTGTATGGTCATTTATTGTATATAAATAACATATTGAAGGTGTCCAAAACAGACACAAGCAACGTAGAATTCAAAATTGTAGTTAAGGTTTAAGATGTCTGATATCAATACAAATTTCAACAATGCTCCTTATTTTGATGACTATCTTGAAAATAAGAAGTTTTATCGGATTCTATTTAAGCCGGGGACTTCGGTTCAAGCGAGAGAACTCTCCCAGCTTCAAACAATTCTTCAGAAGCAAATCAGTAGATTTGGATCTCATGTATTTAAGAATGGATCCATTGTCGATGGCGTAAATCCTACAATTATCAATCAAGCACATGTTGTGAGAGTTAGAAACTCTTATACAAATAATAATGTAGTTGATCTCGACGGCATTTTAAATTCTTCCAATAATCTTTTTCTTGTTTCTCTTTCTAGTGATGTTGAAGCTAAAATCCTTAGTCAGAGAGAAGGTTCAGAATC